TGAACGCCTGTTGCCTTAACCGATGTCACTAAGTCACTCATAGCCTAAACTCCCAAGTGTATTGAACGTTGTTATGTCGGATCGTGCGCGTCGGCGTGTACTCGCTCCAGCGCTCTGTGTGTGAACTGCCAAGCAGAAAGCTCTCACGCTGCTCTGAGAGCCTCCACAGGGGATTTAAGTGTGTAAGGAATATCTTGATATACCACATTGTTAGTTGCTCCTGTAAGCCGTCAGGAAGCGCTCAGTGCGACCGACCAGCTGGACGACCAAAGTGACACGCTCACCCTTGTAAATGAATTGGTTTGCCTTGCCGTATCTGGCAAAGCGCTTGCCGTACTTGTAAGCCTCCGTGATGTCAGCAGAGGCTTCACCCACCAGTTCGTGCGCACTCGTCAGGCTTCATATGCCCAGCAGTCCCAGCGCACTGTTGACATGAGTGGGTTCGGATATTACACGCCACCACGCATTGCTGAAAATGAAGTCGCGAAGGCTCTGTATGATCAGGCCATGGATGAAATCAATAATGCGTATCAGGCATTGCGGGAGATTGTTCCTGCGGAGGATGCGCGTGGGATTCTGCCTACCAACATCCATACCAACATCGTCGCCAAATTCAACCTGCGCACACTGAGTGAGATGGCAAAGTCTCGCCTCTCACCAAGAGCACAAGGTGAATACCAAGAGGTGTTCAAACTCATGGTGAGTGAAGTTGTCGCAGTCCATCCTTGGGCTGAGCCATTCTTGACCCCAACTGAGTGGGCAGCACCATCCATGTATAAAGCACTCAACAAGTGAGAAAGGAAAAAATCATGGCACGCAGAAAGATAAAGCAAATCACAGTTGATAAAGTTCATGCCCTGAAGAAAGATGGGCTGACAGCAGATGCGATTTCAAAGAAAGTGAAGTTGCCTCTTAACACAGTCAACTACATCCTGTATAAGAAAAAGCCTACATACACAAAGGCTCAGTTGGCGAAAGAACTTGAGCCAGGATTGAACACTATCTTTGGCACGAAGCAAAAGCCTCTCGACGAACTTTATGCTGAGGCAGACAAGGCTGTCAAAAACGCTGATTCAGTTCTGAAGCGTATAAAAAGGCTTTTGTTTGGATCGTAGATAAGGTAAAATAACCCAACTGAGAAAGGAACAAACGATGAATATATTTTACCTAGACGACGATCCTGTTGTTGCTGCGCAGTCACATTGTGATGTGCACACCTACAAAATGATATCCGAGTCTGTGCTCATGCTTTGCTGTGCGCACAGGTTTTTGGATGGCGATGAGTATGCCGACGAGGTTGGCATGTTCCCAATGGGCTACGAGAACCACCCATGCTCAAAGTGGGTCAGGAAATCAGCCGCCAACTACAACTGGCTTCTGGTTATGGTTACTCAACTCGCCAAGGAATATTATCAGCGTTATGGCTCAAAGAAAAAAGAGCCAGTCAATCACAGGCACGCTGCATTGATTCCTGCGCTCAACAAGTTGCCCAACAACATACCTTTCGCTGACCTGACTGCCCCGCACTTGGGCATGCCAGACGAATACAAGGTCAATGACCCTGTTCAGTCTTATCGCAACTATTATATCAGCGAGAAGGTCGGGCACATTCAAAACGGCACATACAAGTTCACGGAGGCACCAGCATGGATAAGCGCATAATCATTTGTGATCTTGATGGGACTCTGTCAGACTACACTCACCGCATCCGCCATTACAAACAGCGTGATTACGAGAAGTTCGATGCAGAGGGCATCAACGACAAGCCAATTGAAAATATCTGCAACATCGTGCGCATGCTCGCCAACGATAATGAAACAGAGATCGTTGTCATGACAGCACGCAACGAACTCCATCGTGAGGACACTGAAAAGTGGCTGAGGCTGAATGATGTTCCTTTCAATAGGTTGATCATGAGACCTGATGGTGACATGGCTTCTGATCCTGATTGCAAAAAGAAGTTGCTTGATGAGCACATAAATTACAAAGATGTTTGGTTTGTGCTTGAGGACAGAAAGTCAGTTGTTGATATGTGGAGAGGTGAAGGACTCACCTGCCTCCAAGTTGCTCCAGGAGACTTCTGATGCTTGATTTGAGATTACTTGGAAACGACATTGAGTTGGACAGGGAAAAGGTTGCTAGGGTTTTTGATGTCCGTGCAACTTTACGCTGGGAACTTGAACAAGCCATTGAGCGAGCGAATGTTAGTGATGACGACATTCAATCCCGCATAGATGAAGCATATGAAAAAGGTTATGAGGAAGGAAAAGAATATGGTCTCGAAGAAGGACGCCAAGAAGGATATGAGCAACGAGAGGCTGAAGAACAGAAAGCCAATTGAGTGCATTGAAGAGGCTCTTGCCACTTTCAAACAACGCAACAAGCAATACGGCGACAACTATCTTCAGCATGGTCAGGTGATGACCGCTCTGTTCCCCAAAGGTATTAAGTTGGAAACAGTTGAAGACTGGAACAGGTTTGGCATCGTCAACATGGTCGTTGCTAAGTTGACTCGCTATGCTCAGGCTTGGCCTCAAGTTAACAAGAGCACCATTGATTCAGTGCATGACTTAGGTGTTTATGCATTCATGCTTGAGTCTTTGGATTCATTTAAGTGGGGAGCTGAAGATGATAGTGTTTGACCTAGAGACCACAGGTTTGCCCAAAGCGGAAGGTTCTGACCTAGAAATTCAACCTCGCATTATTGAGTTCGGTGCAATCAAACTGGACGACAATCTTGAGGAGGTTGAGAGGCTTGAGTTCTTCTGTAATCCTGGGCACCCACTTGACCCACAGATCATCAAGATCACGAATATCACCGACGACATGCTAAAAGATGAAAAGCCATTCGTCGCGAACTACAAGACTTTGTGCGAGTTCTTTCTTGGTGAAAAATCAATTGTCGCTCATAACTTGCCTTTTGATAGGAAGATATTAAAATTTGAATTGGAGAGGCTTGACAAACTCACCAAGTTCCCATGGCCGTATGATCACACCTGCACAGTTGAGGTCGGAGAGTCAGTCTGGGGCAAAAAGCGTAAACTGGGCGACATCTATGAAGGTCTGTTCGGCGAAAAGATAGAGGGAGCACACCGCTCAATCAACGATGTGGAAGCAACTGTCCGCATCATTCAGTGGTATAAAAAGGAGGGGCATATATAATGGATCCAGCAACTATCGGCTCACTCGTCGGCGCATTGGTTTTCATTCTTATCAAAGCAGCACTGCAATGACAGCGAATGAAATTCAAAGCCACATAGAAAAGATGATCCGCAGGTGGGAAGAAACCTACACAATCGCTCCTGCGGATTACATTTCAAAACACCAGATGTCAAGCGACATCTTGTTCTTAGTCAAAAAGGTCAAAGATGCTGAACATAAGAATCCGAACTGAATACAGTTTCCGCAAAGCCTATGGGCCAGTCAACAAGGTCATTGAGGCTATCAGCGGAGAGGCTGTTGGCATTTGTGATTCTGGGACTTGGGGTCATGTGAATTTTGAACATGCCTGCAAAAAGGCAAACATCAAGCCTCTGCTTGGGGTTGAGATTCCCATTGTTGAAGATGCAACAGACCGCTCAAAACAGCCAGCAAATGACATGGCATTCATAGCCAAGAACAATGATGGCTTGACAGAGATATATCAGTTGGTGACCAAGAGCACCGACAAAGATCATTTTTATTATCACCCTCGTCTCAGTTACGAGGACTTGTTTGATATCAGCGACAATGTCATAATCCTCAGCGGAACCAACCCAGATTGGGGATTGTTGCCTTTGACCAAAAAAGACACTCTTTATATTGAATTGAATCCAATGAGCACTCGCAAGGCTCTGGACTTTGCAGAGAAAAAAGGCTTTCAGGTCGTAGCCACCTCTGACAACTTTTATCCCAAGACCACCGACAAAAAGGCATATGAAGTTCTTGTTGGTCGCAACCGCACAGACCGCACAGCCCAAATGCACATCCTCAACGAGTGGGAGTGGCGAGACGCAGTGCCATGGGCACCAGAGTCAGCCATTGAGAATACCTACAAGATTGCCAAGATGTGCGACGCAAGTTTGCCCACCGCACAAATGGTTTCATTTCATGCTGAAAAGACTTTGCGCCAAATGTGTGAGGAAGGTGCACCACCACGCAACATTGACCTCACTGACCCATTTTATGAGGCTCGTCTTGACCGAGAGTTGAAGTTGATTGCGGAAAAAGAGTTTGAGGACTATTTTTATGTCATCGCTGACATGATTAACTACGCCAAGCAACACATGCTCGTTGGGCCAGCCAGAGGCTCATCATCAGGCTCACTGGTTTGCTACCTCACAGGCATCACCGACATTGACCCGATTCAGCACGACTTGCTGTTTGAGAGATTCATTGACATCACTCGTGAGGACTTGCCTGATATTGATATTGACTTTCAGGACGACCGCAGAGAGATGGTGTTTGAATATCTGCGGCAGAAGTATGGTGCGGAAAAGGTTGCCCACCTAGGAACAGTCTCTCGCTACAAAGCCAAAAGCACAATCGCAGAAGTCGCCAAAGAACTCGGCATCCCAGCATGGGAAGTGAACGACCTAAAAGGTGCAATCATTGAACGCAGTTCTGGTGACTCGCGTGCAGCATTTTGCATCCTTGACACATTCAACGAACTTGATGTTGGTAGAAAGGTGCTTGAGAAATACCCGCAGATCAAAGTTGCCGCAGACATGGAGAATCATGCCCGACACAATGGCGTTCATGCCGCAGGCATCATTGTAACTGAATATCCCGTCAGCCAGTATTGCTCGGTGTCAGGCCAAACAGGTGCAGCCCAGATTGACAAAAAGGATGCAGAGGATCTTAATCTGCTGAAGATTGATGCCTTGGGCTTACGGACTTTGTCGGTGCTTCAAGATGTTCTTGACCAGATTGGTTGGGACAGAGACTCATTGATTAATTTCCCTCTTGAGGACGAAAAGTCGTTTGAGGTTCTTAACTCTGGGAGATACGCAGGCATTTTCCAATTTGAAGGTTATGCACTGCAATCAGTCACCCATCAAATGAAAGTTCATAGCTTTGAAGACATTGCCGCCATAACTGCTTTGGCTCGTCCTGGACCACTCAACTCAGGTGGCACAACCCAGTTTATCAAACGCCACACAGGTGCGGCACCAGTTGAATATTTGCACCCAATGACTGAGACCATCACAAAGGTGACCAATGGCGTCGTGGTGTATCAAGAGCAAGTGATGACAATAGCCAGAGATGTGGGTAAGTTGTCATGGGAAGATGTATCAACCCTCCGCAAAGCGATGTCCAAGTCATACGGCAAAGAATACTTTGACACATTTTGGGAAAGATTCAAAGTTGGTGCAGCTGAGAATGACATCCCTGAAGACCAAGCCCAACGCATTTGGGACAACATCAACACAATGGGCTCATGGGCATTCAACCGCTCACATGCAATCGCCTATGGCCTAGTCAGTTATTGGTGTTGTGTTTTGAAGAGCAAGTTCCCTCTGGAGTTTGCTGCTGCTTGCCTACGCAATGTGAAAGACGACGAACAGGCTGTCAGGCTTTTGCGTGAGGTGGTGAAGGAAGGACTCAACTACAAGTCGTTTGACAAATTCAAATCAAAGGCCAACTGGTCGGTGCAAGATGGTGAGTTGATCGGTGGTTTGATCGGCATCAAAGGTATCGGTCCAAAAATGGCTGAGGACATCGTTAACAGGCGTGAGATGGCCCAACCTCTGACTCCTCGCCAAGAATCGCTCCTGGACAACGGGAGCACACCCTACGACGATATTTTTGAGTGTGAAAGAAGGTTCGGACACATTAAGGCTGATCCAGCTGCACACAAGATTGTTTCACCCATCACTGACATCATTGATTTGGATGCTGACAATCCAGGAATGTTTGTGTTCTTCGGGAAGTTGAAAGAGAAGAACTTGCGGGACATGAACGAGACAGTCAACCTAGCCAAGCGTGGTGGTCGTAGAGTTGAGAACAACAACCTGTGGCTGAATGTGACTTTTGAGGATGACACTGGTCCAATCATCTCAACAATTGATCGTTTCAAATATTCACGCATGGGCAAGCCCATAGTTGAGGACGGCAGACTTGGTGATTGGTATCTCATAAAAGGCCAGATAAAAGCAGGTTTCAGAAAGATTTATGTAGAAAAAATTCGTAAACTTTCATAAGTCCTTGAATTACCTGATTATAAAAATCACTTTCTTGTTATTTTTTTGTTGCTTTTTCTCCCAGAAACAACGATACTAACAAGAGTCGGGAGAGACATCCCCATTTTTGAGAAAGGAAAATATCATGGAAAAGCATACTCCAAATCGTCGCGCAATCACTGACTGGATCGGCAACAGCCGTAAAACTTGGTGTGGTCCATATGCCATCGCAGTTGTTTGCGGAACTTCATATGAGCCAGCCTATCAGGTTGCCAAAAAAGTTCGTGGCAAGCGTCATGCCAAAGGCATCACCAACACTGACCTGCAGAAGTCATGCAAGGCTCTGGGCGTCAAAGGTGAGTGGCACCCGATCTCAAGCGTCGGTGCTGGCAACAAGTCAAAGATGAAGTTGGAAAATTTCCTCAAACTTCTTCTCCCCAACAAGGTGTATGTGATCCAGATCACCAAGCATTTCATCATTGTTGACACTCGTGACTTCACGACCATTGACAACCAGCGTCCTGAGTGGATCGCCATGGAGGCGACCAAGCACATGAACAAACTCGTCCACAACTACTTTGTGGTTGAGAACCCGAAGTTCGATCCCAAGAGTGACGACACTTGGCTGATTGAGCCGTTGGCTGCAGCCAGCAACTAACAAGAAAGGGAACCAACCTGAGCATGTTGCAAAAAGGCTCGTCATTGCCCAATGACAACATTCTTTGAGAAAGAAAACAATAAGTCTTTGAAAATCAAAAGAATAAAAATTACTTTCTTTTATCTTTTTTGTTGCTTTCTGACCCAAAAAAGCCGATACTAAGAAGGTAAAGAGTTACTGAGAAAGGAAAAAATTATGAACTTCAAGTGGATGACAGATAACGATCAGGAAATGTTTCGCAGCCTTAAAGGTCTTGTAAACAATGGTGGCTTTTTCAAGTCATCAGGTCAGGCTGCATTTTTTGAGAAGCGTGTTAAAGATGGCTGTCCTCACATTGGCCCATGCACTGCTTGGGATGCTTCTGTTGAGATTGCTGAAGGTCAGTACGCAGTCATCTGCGAGGGTCTGATCGGTGTCACTGGTGACGACAACAGCTGGGGCAGTCGTTCACGTCGCAAGGCATGGATCTTCGTGATCGATGGGGTTGGTGTTGTGGCTATGTTCATCGGTCGTTGCAAGCACTACAGCGATGGTTCTGCTCCGAATGGTGAGAAAACTGTTCGCGAGTTCGTTCGCACTGACGAGGGTCGTGCACATGACCTTGCTAAGTCTTTCGCCGACGAGCGTGCCGCAAAAGCAAAAGCCATTGGTGACAAGCGTGCAGCCTCTGAGCATGTTGGCGAGGTTGGCGAGCGTATCGAGGTTGAAGGCTTTGCTCGGCTCATCACTTCTTTTGATAACGATTTTGGTCGGTCATACATGTATATGATTGAGGATGCAGACGGCAACGCCTACAAGTTTATTGGCAAAGGCATTCACACTGCTGACAACATCAATGGTGCTCACAAGAACTTCAAGTTGAAAGCGAAGTTTACTGTGAAGGCTCACGACGAATATAACGGCCAGAAGCAGACTGTGGTCAACCGCCCAAAGATCATCGAGCGGGGAAGCATGGGGGCAGCAGCATGAAGAAATATTCAGGCAGTGGCTCACCCTTTGTTCGTGGCGGGATGGATTCTTACTATCACCGCCCATGCAACCCTCATTATTACATTGATGGGACTAACGAGTTCGGACACTATTGTCAAGTCAGAGTTGAAGACCTGACGGAAGAAGAAGAAAAGCAGTATCATGCTGGTTACGAAGACAACGAAGAAAATGGAGATAAGAAAGATTGGGGATGATTATTGAAAAGGCTCACGGCAAATATTGCCTAGCCAAAACCAAACTTGACGGCAACTCAATCCAAAAACTCTCTTCCCTGCCAGGATTCAAAAAGTGGGTGGGGAGGGATTTGCTTTTTGCACCGACTGGTGCCAACCTAGAGCACATCCACAAGTTTTGGCCAGAGGCTGAATGGACTGAAGAGGCCAGCCCTATACTTGATAATTATATTCAGACTCTTCACGAGGCTGAAAAGAACAGAGAAGAAAAAGACAAGCCAGCTGAAGATCTCGGCGACTTCATGTTCAAGACTCGTCCCTTTGATCACCAGCGCAAAGCATTTTACCTTTCCCGAGACAAAGACTCGTTTGCACTTTTGATGGAACAAGGCACAGGCAAAACAAAAGTCGTTATTGACAATGCGGCATATCTTTACGGCAAAGGCAAGATCACAGCCCTAGTCGTGATTGCTCCGAATGGTGTTCACCGAAACTGGTTGAGCAAAGAGATTCCTGACCATATGCCTGAGTGGTGCCCGACAAGAGCAGTTTACTATCATGCATCAATGCGCAAAAAAGACCTTGAGGCTTTTGAAGAGGTGTTGGCTGAAACAGAGGCTCTCAAAGTCTTCAGTTTCAATGTTGAGGCTTTTGTCAGCGACAAAGCAACAAGGCTAATGAACAGAGTTCTACTCAGCAATGATGTATTGTTAGTTGTTGACGAGAGTTCTCGCATCAAGCGTCCAGGAGCAAAGCGAACAAAAAGCATCACTCGTTTTTCAAAGATGGCTAAATATCGTCGCATAATGACAGGCACTCCAGTAACCAAAGGACCAGAAGATGTTTACAGCCAGTTCAAGTTTCTTGACCCTCACATTTTAGGCTATGATAGTTTTTATTCTTTCCGAGCCAGATATTGCGTCATGGGTGGCTATGAGAACAAGCAGATAGTTTCCTATCAGAATGTTGATGAGTTGACAAAGAACATTGAAGGCCACTCATTCAGAGTTTTGAAAAAAGACTGCCTAGACTTGCCTGACAAAATATATCAGCGTCACCCTGTTGACTTGTCTCCGAAGCAACGCAAACTGTATGATCAACTCCGTAAAGAGTTCATAGCTGAACTTGAAGGTGAACACATTGATGCACCAGAGACCATCACTCGGCTTTTGAGGCTTCAGCAGATTGTTTGTGGGTGGTTTCCGACAGAAGAAGAAGTCAAGCCCATTGACGAAAAGAATCCCAGAATGCAGGCTCTTTTGGACATCCTCAGCGACATTGACACCAAAGTAATCATCTGGGCACGATTTAAGGCCGATTTAAGAGCCATAGAGCGTGCTTTAGGGGACTTGGCAGTTGCTTACCACGGGGATGTGTCAAACGACCAACGAGCGATCGCCGTAGAGCGATTTCAGAATGATCCGAAAGTTCGTTACTTCATCGGTCAACCGCAATCAGGTGGAATTGGTCTGACATTGACTGCCGCAGAGTGTGCAATCTACTATTCAAATAGTTTTGACCTTGAGACTCGCCTTCAATCTGAGGACAGGTGTCACCGCATCGGAACAAAGAACAATGTCACCTATATTGATATTGAGGCTCCCAAAACCATTGACAGCAAAATCATTAAGGCTCTCCAGAGCAAAAAGAGCCTAGCAGATGTCGTCACCAAAGATCCAATCTCGCTTTTCTTGACCGATGACGAAGAGTGAGTTGAGGCAAAGGTTGATTGAGATTCGGGAAAGAGCAACAGATCCCGAAATAATAAAGCACATAGAGCAAATGATAAAAACGATAACAAAACAACTGGAGAATGGTCGCTATGAGTGAAAAGAATTTTTGGGTATTGCTGAGGACTTCCCTCAAAAGCATGAAAATGTATCGTGTTGAAAACAGAGTTATGAAAGGCATGCCAGATGTTCATTACATCAAAGACGGCAAGTCTGGCTGGATTGAATTGAAGTATATGAAAGACTGGCCACGCAGTCGCATGAGCACAGGTCTTAAATTGAATCAATCGCTTTGGCTAAAGGAATACGACGAACACAAAGGCCAATGCTGGGTATTGCTGAGGATAGGTCGGGACTTTGTAGGACTCATTCATGGCCGAGATGCCAAGAGACTTTTTGAGCGACCATCTCGCCAAGACTTCTTCAATCTGCTTTCATACAAAAAACTTGGCAATATGAAAAAAGAAGACTGGGAAGAGCTGCAATCTATCTTGACTGCTTCATAATATAAAGCCACCAGAAGAATGCAACCACGACTGCAGCAATAACAGTTATCAAGCCACCAGCAAGAATCATCTCTAGGATTTCTTCCCTGCGCCTTTTGGCTAACTCTTCTTGGACTCTGCGGGACTTGCGAGCCTCAGCCTGAAATTTTTGCCAGTCGTTCCATAATCCTGGACGACCTGTGTATATCATTATTTTCTTCAGTTGCTCTTCTTGTTCACGGATTTTTTCAAGAGCCATAGACTCTTCAAGATCATGACCCCCAACACCTTTGCCTTTTTTCTTATTGCCTTTGCGTTGGAGTTCT